CCGCACGTTGCAACTTCTCAGCAGGCGTCGTTGGCTCATCCGCTGCCGCGCGAATGCGGACATCGCCCTTCAACGTCCTCATGCGGTCATCGAAGTTCAACCACTCGCCGTCGCCCATGTGGTCAAGGAACTCCTCCAGCGTGTGGAACTGCTGGGTGTTCCTAACCTCTTGGTAGAACCGCGTCCGCAACCCGCTGTCCGAGTTACGCAGCTTCTGCCGGATGCGCTTGAACGCAGCGTCCTGCAACTGCTTCACGTGGATACCCGACGCGTGAGAGCCAGGAGACTCCCCTTCCAACGCGGGGTTCACGTTCGTCTGCTTCTCGATGTTGTCTTCGAGCATCCCGACGAGGTTGTAGAAGTCCTGGCTGACACGCATACCGTCCATACGCTGGATACGGTCGATCATGCCGCGAGGCACTTCAATCGCAAGACCCGGCTCGTTCGTGAGCCAGTCCGTCCGCAACGCGCCTTCCTCGTAAATCCACTGCGGGTTCCCGGTCAGCGCCGCGCCCTGCATCATGAACGACCACAGGACGTTGATGGCGATTTGGTTCCCCTTCATCGGGGTGATATCGCCAAATCCGTAGGGGTCGCGCGGGTTCCCGTAGTTGCGGTAGAGCGCAAACGGAATCTTGCCGTGGCCGCCGATCTCACCGCTGCCCTCACGCTTCTTCGCGTAGGGGTTCCCCATATCGGTGATGATCTCTTCGCCCGCCACGCCGACGATACGCCCCTCGGGAAACTTGCTGTCAGACTCCCCGTCAGCCTCATGCCCGAACAGCGTGTCCTCATCGAACCAGATGTGGTAGATGTCCACCATCGTCCGCTTCAACTCGTCGCTGCTGATGTCAGTGTCCTTGAACGCGGAGCCGTAGTTCGCGCGCTGGAGGAACCCGCCACGGTCACGAAGGATCACCTCCTCCTTCGTCGCCGCCTGGTCCACAATCCTGTCGATCTTGGACCGGCTCAGCCCGAAGCGCCAACGCAACTCGTCCACATCCACACGGTCGCGGACGACGACCAACTTCGCCGTCTCCAAGCGCCGATCGGTGCAGCGAGAGTCGATCAGGAAGTCTCTCGGATCAATCTGCATCACGCCTGGGCGGTTGTTCTTCCTGTCCCAGAACGTCTTCTCGATACCCAGCCCCGCGACAACCATGTCGAGGAAGATGCCTTCCATCCTCGTATGCTCGTCGCGGCGCTCGTACTGCGCGTGCAGCATGTCCGTCAGGTGGGTCGCAAAGTCGGCGTCAGTCTTTGGCTTCTTGCTGCCCTGACCCTGAGCTTCGGGGAGCGGTGGCAGCCCAAACTTGGCAAGAAAATCGGCCGCCTCATCCCCCTTCGTAGGGAAGTCAGCGGCCCAGTACGGAGTCGAACGCATATCCATCAGCAACGAAACCTGCGCCTCGACCATCCCGAACGTCACATTGCGGTTCATCCGGTAGCGCCAGGAGGGAGCGTTGCTGCGGCTCCCGTCATCGTTAATCCACTGGTCGCCCTCGAAGAAGCTGTACGCCTCGTCCATCTGTTTGACGAAACGCTGTCGATTCTCGCCGTTCTCCGCTTGGTCGATAACCGCGCGGGCTACGCGGGAGAGCTTCTTCGTGGAGGATATGCGCCCGAGGTCTGCGATGCCGATGTCGAGGCTGTGCTTGGAGGCTTTGGCCTTCGTGATCTCGGGGCGGCGCGCAACACTGTCGCCAGAATTGCTGCCGACCCTCTGACTCACTCGGGCTGCCCTAGCCATCCATCATGTCCCCGAAGTGTTCTGCCGCCCAGTCCACCACTGCCATCGCGTCCCCTACATACACACCGTTCGGGGCTTGCGGGCTTTCGACCTTCTCGAACGGCCAGTCGTCCTTCTGCCGAAGAGTACGAGAGGTGATGCGGTTGCGGAACTTGGCGGGGTCCAACCCCAATTCCTTCGCTGCCTCCGAGATGGTCAGCGTATCTTCTGCGCCCTCGGGCGCGACTACCATCTTTATCATACCATCCTGCTCAGCCTTCGCCTTGCGAATCTGAGCCTCCTGCTTCGCACGGACCTTCGCCTGAAAGTCCTCGCCAAAGCTCTCGACCACATCCCCACCGGCGTTTGCCGCCTCGGCGGGCATCTCCTCATCGTCCCCGAGAGGGCGCTGCATCCAGAACTCGTAGAACCGCCCTGCCTGCGCGCTTGTCACCTCGGACACGTGCATGATTGCGTAGCCACGCGCGGCGAGCCGCTGGACCTTCGCTGTCTCCTGCGGCACAGTACTCCGCAAAGCCTGGTCGCCGGGCAGCTTCTTAATCAGCAAACGCTCAACGTGGTATCTTGTCACCAGCGTGCATCCTCATGGTCGCGCCCCCCGCGCGCCTGCTCAATCTCGAACGCCCGTTCGTCGGTCAAAGCGGTCGCCATCTCCGTAGGCGGACCCGACTGCTCTACCTCGATGGTGAACTGAGATAGCACCCGTGTCAAGTAGTCCATGCGCTCCGCAAACGCTTCCCCGTGGTAGAGAGGCGGCGTCATCGCCATCTCCAGCCACTCGGGAAGAATCTCAGCCAGCGACACCGTGACCGCCATCCTACACTCCCAGCGCGTCGTAGTTGACACCCGAACCGCCGCCACGCCGAACATGGGCTGGCAACAGCGGCTCAGCGAAGCGGCTCCGGTTCCGCTTCTCGAATCGCGCCTTGTTCTCACCCACCGTCCGAGGAGCCGGGAGCATCAGATGCGCGTAGTACCCCATCGCAGCAGACAACACCAGATCATCGAAGAATCCAATCTCTGAGTCCCCGTCATTTCGGGGATGTCCCTTGAACGGAGCAGCGACCTTACCACGCTTGTCTACCACCTGCAACGCCTCACACTCGCGCAGGAATACCTCGTCGGGGAGGTCCGCTTCCTTGCCCTCGACCAGGGTTTTGATATGGTCCATGATCGCGCGACGAATGTTCGTGGTCATGTTCAACCCGATGGGGCCGCGCCCCTTGTGCAGCTCGGGGAACATCTGGTCCTCGGTAATCAGGTTCGGGTACGCCGTGTAGAACACACGAGGATTGACCATCATGTCGATCACGGACTGCCCAATCCCGTTCCGCTCAATCAACAGCGCGGCGGTGTTGTAGTACTTCCCGAGCGCGTAGGCGTTGTCCACGAACTCCTCGGTGTCCGGCTTGCGCCACGCATCCCCACGAAGCCGAGCCACGATACGCTCAGGGAACCGCCGCCATATCGTCAGCGCGCCGTAATCCCCAGAGTCCGCGAGGTTGTGGCTGGGGTCCAGTCCGCCGCAGTACTCGACATGCTCCTGCGGCTCCTCGAATATCTGCACAAAGCCTTCGCCCGGTGCCCCCAACGCGTCTTCCAATCGCGGGCTATCGAACGCCCGGTCTTCGACTTGGAAGTCCCCGATACGCACTGGGGGCCGTGCTTTCATCAGGTGATAGGAGACGCGGTCGCCGTTGATGTAGTTCCCCGATGCGCCCTGGAACGCCAACTCTGGGCTGGCAGGGTACTCTCGGTTGAACCAGACCTTGTCGCCTTTCGCCCCGATGAGTTTCGCACGACGCCAGATCAACTGCTCGGGTGACAGGTCATACGCCTCGACCAGCGCGCCCTCGTCCCCGAACTCGTCCTGATCCGCCTGATGAAGCCCGCTAGCCAGAAACTTCTCGCGCTGGTCAGGATCGTCAAAGCCCATCAGCTTTGCGCGGGGGGAGCCGAACTCCAACTCGTACTTGTCTTCCTCCCACCACGCTACAAACACCGCGAGGTAGTCCCCGACCTTCTCGATATACGCCTGCTTCCAGTCCTGATGGAACTCGTTCCCGACCGCGCCCGCTGTGGATTCTTTGATGATCTTCGTGTCCGGCTCGTCATGCACCGAGGGGCGCACCGCGCGCATCATCGAACCAGCATTCTTCACGAACCCGAACTCGGATAGATGCAGGTCCTGAATGGTCATCGCTCGCGAGGAGCCGCCCAGTTGGTCTGCGCCCGACTCGACCGGCAGCATCACCTCGATGGACGAATCCAACGGCGCGGCAAACTTCAAGCTCTGAGCTTTGCGGTTCCCGCTGCCGAGCGCAGGCCGAATCGCCTCCGGTAAGTTCAGGTAGTACCGCTCGTACATCTCGAAAAGGCGTGACAGCGAATCGTCCTTGTGCGCCACGACACGGATATTCACGCCAGGCATTGTGAGAGCATCGAACATGAAGTCGGCGGCTACCTTCGTGGAGCCGCCGAACTGACGCGCTTTGAGCAGGATGATTCGGATGGGGAGTCCAGCCTGCCGCTGCTGCTCCATCGCCTGCTCTATCTTCACCTGCCCCGCGTTCGGGCGATAGCGGCGAAGGTTGAGGCCGTCATCCTGAATCCACAGGATGCTCGACATAACCATCGGGCGGTGCTTGCGAAGCCACCGTTGCGCGGCCAGGAAGTTGTCGCTACCGCGCGTCGAATTGTGAAGTTCTTGGAACTGGTCCGCAATGAGGGCGATGAGCTGAGGGTCGGCAGGGGAAAGGAATGGGTC